TATGTTCAAGCTCTGGCCAGCCGGGCGAGCCTTCCCGCGCTTTGAGTACATCCTGCAGTCCTACGACGTGGCGACCAGCGAGAAGGTCCAGAACGACCCGACTGCCTGCATCACCTTCGGCGTGTTCAAGCCACAGGATTCCCCTATGAGCGTCATGGTCATTGACTGCTGGCAGGAGAGGATGCAGTACCCCGACCTGCGGCCCAAGGTGCTCGAGGAGTACGAGACCGTCTTCGGCGAGGGCAAGGACCGCAAGCGTGTCGACCTGCTGCTGATCGAGGACAAGAGCGCCGGGATCTCCCTGATCCAAGACCTCCAGCGGGCTCACCTGCCTGTCAGGGCGTACAACCCCGGGCGGGCGGACAAGATGCAGCGCCTGAACATCGTCTCCAACATCATCGCCCGTGGCCGGGTCTGGATCCCCGAGTCGGACCACCGCAAGGGCTACGTCAAGGACTGGGCCGAGGGCTTCGTCAGCCAGATCTGCTCCTTTCCCGAGACGACCCACGATGATTTGGTGGACGCATGTGTTGATAGCTTGACTCAAGTGCAAATGGCCAAGGGCGTGAAACTGATCAAGGACGTGCAGGTGGGTGACATGGTGATGACCCCTGCAGGACCGAGGCGGGTGACTGCCGTGCATGACAACGGGCTCAAGGAAGTTTGGAACGTCAACGGCCTGCTGGCCACGGCAGAGCACCGGGTAATGACCCAAGACGGTTGGATGCGTGTTGACTGCTTGAGTCAATCAGTCCATAATGTATACCTTTACAAGGATGCATCATGGCTTTCAAATCAAGTGGCGCTGTTGTCGAGTCGGTGGTCTTTAACGGTCGCAAGTACAACCGCTACCCTGAGAGCGATAACCCGGCGCACCGTCGATACTTTGCAAGGGCTGGCCATCGGCTTCATCGAGACGTCTGGAAGCACCACAACGGGCCAATCCCTGCGGGCATGCACGTCCACCACATTGACGGCAACACGGCCAACAACGACATCGGCAACTTGGCCTGCGTTACAAGCAAGCAGCATTGGGACGAGCACCGGGCGCAGGCATCTGAGCGCAGTAGGCGGCCAGAGCAGCTTGAGCACCTTAGCCGGATCCGCGTCAGCGCAGCCGACTGGCACAGGTCAGACGAGGGCCGGGCGTGGCACAGAGAGCACGCTAAGGCCTCTCTGGCAAAGACTTGGGGGAAGCCTAGGGTTTACGTTGAAAGCGCCTTCCAATGCGTCTGGTGCGGCTTGGAGTCGCTTCGCAAGACTGACCGCAAACAGTTCTGTTGCCCAGCCTGCCAAAACGCCGAATCAAAGCACCGCCTTGGTAAAACAAGTTACGAACACCCATACCATGCGTCATGTGTTCGACCTGACGGTGGAGGGTGAGCACTGCTACTACGCCAACGGGATACTGGTCCACAACTGCACGCAGGCCCTGCGCTACCTGCGCGACGCCGGGTGGTTGGACATTGACCCGCTGCCTGACGACGACTGGGACGAGGACGACTACGCCGACACTGGCCGCGTGCGCCGTGTCAACCCCTACGCCATCTAAGGAGACCGCTATGACAGACGCCAAGCCAACCGACCCGTGGATTCACCGCTCTCAGGGCATGAGGTGCAAGACCTGCATCTGGTTTGTGCCCAAGGTGACCATCATGGAGGGGACCATCGACACGCCCAACCCCGTCTACCATTTGGGCCGATGCCGTCGCCATGCCCCGACCATGGGTGGCTACCCCGTGGTGTTTGTCAACGACTGGTGCGGCGACCACCGCATCGACGAAAACAAACTGTAAGCGCCCCTATGCAGTCTGATCAAGCTGTGGTAGAGTGGCGCTGTTGTGGTCGATCGCAGCAATTTGAAAGCCGTTACTCATGCATTGGCTCCCGTGAAAGGGAGGATCGACCCAGTGCAGTAGTAACGGCTTTTGTCATTGGCGGCCCCGACTCGGACACCATGCGGTACGTCGGTGGTGGAGTCTTAAACAACCCTGTGACACGAGCAAGCCATAGCAGGGGCGGTGGGCGAATTCCCAGAGCCGGGCGGTTGAAACAAGTCTGGGATAACGTAAGCGACGACTGGCTCCATACAGAGGATCGTCGAGGCGTAGAGCGAACTTTGATCTTGATCACGGTAAGGCTACGCTTTGCTCAAACATTCACCACCAGAGGCCTACATGCAGATAACTAGAGAGTGGTTAGATCTAATCAGTGATGATCATGGGTTGACCAATGGCCAACAGAAACTGCTGAACATCTGGTGCCAAGCTGCCCCTTACGTTGACAAGCTGATCCCTGACCTCGTGGCGCACTTCCTTGAGCACTGCCGGGGGTACCGCGAGATGCCTCAGCACGTCAAAGACTTCAAGGGCTGGGTGTAGCAATGGACTTGACAGCGCCCAGCGTTTATGATGGCGGCATTCCCGCGAAAGGCCTTGAGAATGCAGCTCCCTAAAATCGACCCGCTAAAACCGATTGCCCTGCCTGATCTAAAGCCAATCGGAACCGATTCGGTTTCCAAGAAGCCTACTTTGCAGGAGTGGCACGCGGCCGGTGGCGGGATCCCACTGCAGTACAAGGGCCGGGAGCATGTCTGGCACGCCAAGGTCAAGAAGTTCGCCGAGGGTGGAGAGGTTCACATGGGTGCTGGTGGCGTCATGAAGGGCTTGATTGGGGCCTACAACAAGGCGGACAAGGCCGCTGACGCCGCAATAGCTGCCAAGAAAGCGCTGCCTGCCGCCGAGCGGGACGCCAACCTCCAAAAGTTCCTTGAGCCTAGCAAAGCCCCGATGCGCCTGTACCACGGCACGACCGCCACCGAAGGCGGCAAGGGCAAGGAGGCTATCCGCAACCTTAAACCTAGCAAGGAGGGCGCACTCGGGTCGGGTGTGTATCTAACGCCTAATTCGAGCAGGGCATCAGGTTATGCTGAATCGCCTTGGGACAGTAAGTTGGACTTGGACAGGCATTCGCCAAATGTGTTGCCAGTTCACGCCCAAATCCGCAACCCGCTGATCATTGAAGGCACTCGCCGCGACCCCATGATCGAGGCGCTGATGAAATTAGGCATGGACGAGGACAAGGCCTCCCGCATGGTTGAGCGTGCTTACGAGCAAAAGGGCTACATCGGCAAGGAGGTTGAGTCCCGCGCCCGTGCCGCTGGCTATGACGGCCTGATGCAGTACCGAAATGGCGACCTGTCTGAGGTGGTTTCCTACAACCCCAACACAATCAAGAGCGCAATCGGAAACCAAGGCACCTACGACACAAGTCACCCCGACTTGAACAAGGCCCGGGGCGGTGAAGTCCACATGGCTGGCGGTGGTGACCCGCTGGACGAGTTCAGCCCCCCGCGCTACCGATCGGCTGGGCGCAGGCCGGAGAGCCAGAACGACCGCCGGGCTGCCGCCAACATGCCCATGGACTTTGCCCGTGGCGTGGTGTCAGGCATCGGCGGAGCCCCCGGCGACATCGAGTCGCTGATCCGCATGATCCCCGGCCTTGAGCGGTCCCAGAAGCTTAGTAACCTTGTGACCGGCGATCATCGTGAGACCTACCTGCCGACGTCCGAGGAGATTGAGAAGCGCATCCCCTTGCGATCCAACACGCCTGCTGGCCGAGCGGCGTCTGGACTGGGGACACTAGCCGGAGGCTTCTACACGGGCCCCGGAGCGCCCATACGGCTCGTTGGTGGCCTACCGCAGGCCATCAAGCATGGGGCGCAGGAGTTTGCCATGGCCTCAACCAAGGGCATCCCCAAGATGTTCATTGGCCCGAAGGCCAAGACATGGGATCAGGCTAAGGCTGACGCTGCTGCCCGCATGGAGCAGTCGGGCGTTGATCCTGTAGAAATTTGGCGTCAGACCGGAACCTTCCGTGGTGCTGACGGCATCCCCCGGCAGGAGATTAGCGATGCAAATGCCGTTTACCGCCTGCCATACGAAACCAAAAATCTTGGAAAACAAAAAAAACAAGAAGCTCTTGAGCTTGGCATGAGCATGATCACGCCGATTTACCAGAAGGATATGTTTCCCAAGGCGTTAACGGAAGCCAAGAAGCCAATCAGGGAGCAAGTAAAGCGCTTGAAGGAAGAGGCTGACCTGCTTGCCCGAGACCCGATTACTCGCGGCCACCCTGCCAAGTTCGTGTACGAACACCCCGAGTTGTACAAAGCCTACCCTGAACTTGCAGAAATGAATGTAACTCAAGGCGGGCACGGAATGATGGGTGAGCGGGCATCACTATCTGGCGGCAAGGGCGACCAGCAAATGAGTGTCACGTTAAATGGTTTGAGTCGCAATCCAAAGTCAAGCGTTTTGCATGAGATGCAACACGCAGTCCAGACGTTGGAGGATATGGCTCCGGGCGGCAATACTGTGACGGCTTTCCAAAACCCCGAGGCTAACAAAATTTTGAACGCCTTGCGCAAGGACGCGAGAACGCCCATGTCTTTTGACGATTTTGTGAAGAAGGGCGCATACTTTGATGATCCAGAAACTTTGGCAAGGGCTGCGGAAGATTACAAGGACTACGTTGATGACGTTCCACTCTTAGCTCAAAAGTACGACAGGGACTACCAACAAAGAGCCGCTGAAGAGTATTACACGCGGCTGGCCGGTGAGGCTGAAGCAAGGGCCACACAAGCCCGTGAACCTATGTCTGCCAGCCAGAGAGCGGTGGAGTATCCATACAGCAGTTACGACGTACTGCCAGAAGATCTGATTGTCAAAGACCCCAAGGGATTGATGGCATCCATGCAGATGGGTCCATCAAATTACAGAAGTGTAAATACCGGTGACCGTCTTGGTGACTTGACCGTTGGCGAAAAAATATCCAACAGGGGCTCCATATCTGCGTCTGGCATCAGCAATGTGTTGCCGGGTGTTCGTGCTGTCCCCATGTCCTCATTTGAGGTGACTGCCCCCCGTGATTTGTTTTACGCGGTAGACGACATTAACAGGGTCACGGCACTAGCAGAGCAGATCAAACAATCTGGAAGGATTGATCCCATGATTGTTGGGGTTGACGAAAAGGGCAACTACATTATTGAGGGCGCTCACAGGCTTGGTGCGTTGAACCTGCTTGGCGCAAAAGAGTTTCCTGCCCTGATTGCGATTGAGGACGGCGTCAAGGGGTTTGCCCACGGCGGTGTAGTCCGCATGGGCAAAGGCGGTGCTGCCAAGGAGATTGTTGAAGGGGCCATCAAGGGCGTCAAGAAGCTGTTTGGCGCGGCTGACGAGGCTCCTGCAGGCGTTGAGCCTATTGTGGTCAAGCAAAAAGTTGATCACCCGCTGGTGTTCCCCCGAGCGGCTGCCAAAACCAAAGAGGACATCCGTCCTATTGCCCAACGCATGGCAGAGCAGGTGACAGGGGATTTTGTCCGTCAGAACCCTAAGCTGACTACGAACCCGGTAGGGAAATCCCGCAAGCAGTACAACCGCGAACAGGAGATTCCGCTTGAAACGCGCCGTTTAACGGAAGAGAAGCCAGTCCCTTTTGTTGACTATGAATCTAAGAAGGGCAACATTCTTCTTGGTGTTCCCGGCGACCCGACCCTTGGTGGCGTGGCTAAGCGCGGCTCATTGGAAGAGTCAACCAAACCAACGGTTGAGCTAACGCGGGTTGGTGACATCACGCCGGATTCGCCAGTTCCGCTGTTTGGCGGTCCGCGTTACGGCGATGAAGAGAAGTTCTGGGCGTCCAACTACGGCGCTGCTGCCCCAATCCAGAATAATGCCAATGAGCTTGCAAAGCTGTATGAAGCGCCCGTTCTTGGCCAATACATCAAGATGGCACCGGGCTCAGAAAATTTTGCAGTCCACAATCTTGACGCCCTTTTGGCAATACAGCAACCAGAAAAATTAAACAAATCCAACCTGCGCAGCTTAAATAGCTTGATCAAACAGGGCTCTTTAAAGTACGGCAAATTTCCCGGCTTTGCTGGGTTTGAAGACCCCATTGACGTTTTGCTCCAAGCCCAACTCAACCCTAAGTTGCGCAAGCACATTGCTGAAGTATTGACCAAGCCAACAATTACTGACAGCCTTGGCTTGCCAAGTGGGTTGGACGTTGTGGCTGCTATTACGCATCCGCAATTGCGCAATCTTGAAACCGGCGCAAGCGGGTTCTCAATCGGAGAGATGCGCCCGGGCTCAGATTTAAGGCAGTTCCGAGGCGCTCACCCAACGTATGACACTGACATCCCCGGGTCTGCCATTGGGCAAAGTCGGTATCCAATCCCGGTAGAGCTCGCGTTCCCTGACACGACTGCGTATGCCCGCAGCCAGATGAAACCCGGCGTCCAAGAGTTCAACATGATAAAAATGCTTGGTCCGCGTGAGCGCATTGACCAGCAGTACATTGACGAAATAAAAATGTACGAAGAGCTGATGAAAGAATACACGGGCAAGAAAAAAGGCGGGGCTGTCAAAAAACCCAAGAAACCAAGTCGTGCAGCAGCAATGACTGACTAAGGAATAAAACATGGCTACTCAGTTTCCGATTGACCCAGAGTTCAACCGCTTTGTTGGCGGCAACCCCGACCAAAACAATGAGGCCGGTGGCGAGGAGCAGGTCGTTGACATGCCAGAGATGGACGACGCCGAGCTAGAGGAGCTGCCCGACGGTAGCGTGGTGGTCACCATGGACACCAAGGGCCCCATGGAGGACGAGGACTTCTACCAGAACCTGTCCGACAGCGACCTGATCATGGACGTGGACCTTGACGGTCTGGCCCTGCGCTACATTGAGCTGGTTGAGAAGGACAAGGACGCCCGCAAACAGCGCGACAAGCAGTACGAAGAGGGCATCAAACGCACCGGCATGGGCAACGACGCCCCCGGCGGGGCCAACTTCAACGGCGCGTCCAAGGTTGTCCACCCCGTGATGGCCGAGACCTGCATTGACTTTGCCTCCCGCGCCATCAAGGAAATGTTCCCGCCCGACGGCCCGACCAAAACCAAGATTTTGGGCGACGTCAACGAGGACAAAACCAAGATTGCCGAGCGCAAGCGCGACTTCATGAACTGGCAGCTCACCGAGCAGATTGAAGAGTTCCGCGACGAGCAGGAGCAAATGCTCACCCAGCTCCCGCTTGGCGGCTCCCAGTACCTGAAGCTCTGGTACGACGAGAAGAAGCGCCGCCCATGCGCCCAGTTTCTGCCCATTGATAATGTACTTTTGCCTTACGCGGCAGGCAGCTTCTACACCGCCGAGCGGTTTACCGAGGTGGACGACATTTCCGACTGGGATTACAAGCGGCGCATCACCTCCGGCCTGTACCGCGAGACCACTTTGACACGCGCCACCATGGACCCAGAGATGACCGGGTCGCAGAAGGCTACCAACAAGGTGGAGGGCAAGTCCCAAAACGACAACGAGGACGCCGTGCGCCGGGTGTATCACATCTACACATGGCTGGAGCTGGAAGACGACCCCATCACCAAGGGCGAGATGGCTCCGTACATCCTGATGATTGACGACCTGTCCAGCGAGGTCATCGGCCTATACCGGAACTGGGAGGAGGGCGACGACACATTGACCAAATTGGACTGGGTAATCGAGTTCAAGTTCATTCCATGGCGCGGGGCATACGCCGTTGGCCTGCCACAGCTCATTGGAGGGCTCTCAGCGGCCCTTACAGGCGCTTTGCGGGCTCTGTTGGACTCTGCCCACATCAACAACGCTGCGACGCTCCTGAAGCTCAAGGGCGGCAAGATCTCTGGCCAGTCCCAAGAGATTGAAGTCACGCAGGTTGTAGAGATTGAGGGTGCCCCGGGCGTGGACGACGTGCGCA